AATTTTGAAGTTTAGTCAAGAATTTAATTAATAAGGGCGGATGCCGTAGAAACCATCAACGCTATCAAGAGTCCAATACCGATTGCAAAAACCATTACTATTAAAGCTGCTACTTTGATGTTCTCCATCATTTCTTCTTGCTTTAGGATTTCTGCTCTTCGGGCTGCTGCTGCAGCTTCCTTTGCAGCTTTGATACGGTTAGCCCGTTCAATAACTATACCCTTCCAAGTTCCCGGCCCAAACCGCATATCAACCATAGTGGCTACTTCTTGAAGTTTTTCTGCAGCAATACGTGCATCAATTACATCACGAGCAACAGTATCTACGCCGAACTGGTCACCGATACTTACGCTACCGGCTTTTTTGTTGCGAACTTGTTGTACCTGCTTTTCGCCTTCGAACAGATTATCTATGTAACCTGCTATGTCTCCAATGTCGTTGGCGGTTCCTATTGCAGATTTGATACCGTCTACGGCACTCTTCACAAGGGCTATACCCGCGAGTGTTTCTGCAATCATTAGGTTACTTTCGTTTTGGTTGTGGTTATTCTACTATACGAACTATATAGTTAGAACCATCAGTATTTCTGGATACTTCTACAGTTTTATTTTCACAGGAGTACCGTACTGTCTGGCTTTTCTTATACAAGTTCCTTTCTATGGTTCTTTTAGCTTTTAAACATTTTGATATCTTTTCAAATGCTGTGTGTTCAGAAACGTCACCGCCCATGTACAAGATAAGAGTTATGGTTTTAATGATTTCCATTTCTTATTTTCTCTAAGTTTTCTTCTAGGGCGTTTAATCGCTTCTCGTAGAACTCTAGGGTTAACTTCTGCTGCTGGTCGTAGGGGGCTTTGCCTTCATCTATCTGCGTAGCCAAGTCATCTAACTGATTTGACAGATGCTCTATTAGCATAAACTGTTCGCTGTCTGCTGGAAGACTGCCCATATCACCGCGAGGCCACTTAATACGGAACTCTGTGTTCTGGTCTAAGTCAGACTCCATCATTGTGATGTTTGTTTCTATCTGATTTAGGCGTTCTATGATACCAAAGTATGCCCACGTTGCTACAGATGCAGCAGCCACCATGCTTATTATGTTACGTAGGGGTAGCGCAACTTCGGTATTCTCACTTAACTTCGTAGCCATTATTCAGCTTCTTTATCCATTGCAACACAGAAACAATTTGCGTCAGGATTGTCAAACCCATGTTCAGTTATAGCTACGTGACAGCTAGACATCCAGTTGTGAGTGTCGTGGACCACAGCCTTAACTTCAATCGGATTGATTGAAAGTATGCAAATCATTGCTACGCCGCTAATTGCCAAGACTTACTTGCATCCAAGCCCATCCATTTGCTCCACTCTGCATAGTAGTGGCGCATACCAACTTCGTCGTGGATAGTGCTGTTCTCGTGCCGCCCGTGTAAGATATTACGGGGTTCGGTTCCCTCGCGCATTGTTGTACCCTGACCTGCTACGCCGATAAGGTCTTCGTGCAGGTTACGCCCGAATGGACCCCAGATAGAGTTGTGATGCTTGATACGAGTCTGTCGTTCTTGAGGGGTATCCTTCTTAAGACCATATCCGCGAAACTCAATAAGAACTTTGTTTGGTCCAAGAGGTGTAACGCTATCACTTCGGTAAGCACTACCGCGCAGGTTAAAATTAAATCCGGGGAACAGGTCAACCATGTACCATTGATTGGGTGGCAAGTTAGGGAAACTAAGCTCTCCTCTATCCTCAAACCCATCGTACTCCTCGTAGTTAACGGTGAAGCTGCTAACATTAACATGTCCGTTATCGAATGGTATGTTTTTTCTAGCAAAGTATTCATCGTTAAACCCTGAGACACGATTAAAATAGTGCATGAAATCGTGATAGAACTCGCTGTTAGTATCGTGCCACAGCTTGTAGTTTGTATCTATTACTGCCTTGTGGTAGTGAAAGACTTCCATCTCTTCGGTGTCGATAGCATCTGCAATGCAGTCGAATGCACCACCTGTCCACTCATCTACGCTTTGATCTGGGTTAGTGTTTAGAGTAGTCCAGACCATACCCCCATGCTTTACTTCGCAGGGTAATTCCTGCCAGCCGCCCGAATGATAGACCATAGACAGATTGTTACCAGCGGGTGATTTTACTTTGTTGGTCAGGAATGTCTTAATTACGTTGTTCTCAAAACGAACCGCTACCACATTTTGCAAGGCTATCTGTGTAGTTCTGTAATCCCCCAAACATAGTAATTCGCTGGAGTGGCACATGGGTATCCACACTTTGGAGAATATCTTATCTAGTTCCTGTCTGTAGATGTCGTGACTAGAGTAGATCGACGAACTGATGTGTTCTACGTTAGGAGTCTTAATCCAATCCTTGTGATTGCGTGGTGGCATTAATCAAACAATCCTTTTACAATTGACATGCCTTGTTTAGCATACTTTTCTATAGTGGACTTTTCCGCACTATCTGCAGCCTTACGACTAGATGTTTGTTTGCGTAAGGAGTCCTTTTTTGATACGGGACTCCAAGTTTTACTTGTTATAGTTCCACTTTGATTCCGGTACACAATATAGTTACCTTCTTGTTTTCCATACTTAGACATTAAAACTCCCCTGATTTCATTGCGTCCGAAAGTTTAACGGCCCTCGAACCCACTTGTTTCGCCCATCTGGAATCCAGCATTTCGATAGATGCTATCTCGTAGTTACCATCGTGGACTGCACCCCACATGTTTTTAAATTTACACAAGCGGGGAACACCCATATTAAATGCCATGTCCATCAGTATCAATTGTCAGTTCGTTTTCGACTATGCGTATGTCGTTCATGGCAAGGTAACGAGCGTCGGCTTCGGTAATACCGTGTTCGTAGACCACATCCATGCTAGGGATGTCCATGTAGTCTAGTTCTTCTTTGGTAATGCCTCTGTCTTTAAGGTTGCGACCAATGCCGATAGTTTCGATGCCCAGACTGTCTTCATACACAGTAAGCACCATACCCTCATGGTGAATTAACTTATCTAAAAAATGTTCTGTTCTGTATTTCATTTGGCTTTACCCCAGCTAATTATTTCGTCAATGGTTCGTCCACATCCGATACACTTAACTCGCTCCTTATCTAATACACAAATTCCTTTGCAGGGACTTTTAATTTTTTCTAGGGGAACGCTTTTCAACTATAGTATCCCCCTTGTGTTCGTGACCCATCCAAATTCCAAAAACGCCTGTCATCACGCCCATCACAACACTGACGAAGGCTGACTGTGATGCTGTAGGGTCAGATAAATCCATGAACCATTCTGCACACCGCCAAGACATTACTGTGCTGGCTAACATCATAAATCTAGGAAGTATCTTCCACTTTAGAAAAGCTTCTACAGTCATCACTTTTTACCAAAGAACTTTGTCGCTGACCGGACTCCAAAGCTTGCAGCAACAATAACGCCCAAGCTGTACTGGTACCATTCAGGCATTTGCTCCAATTGTTGAAATCCGTTACGTACAATGTCTTCCATCCCCGGAATGAAGGCTAAGATAAGTGGTATGCTGAATAATATGGTAAGCCATTCGTCCTTCCAAGATGACTGGCTACCCTTCGCCATCTCCAAGTCCCAGTCAATTTCGCCTGTAGCTTTCTTCTGCATAACTACGGCTTCCGCTTGTGCCATAGCTACTTTGGTAGCTGACTGGGCTTTCTTCTCTGCAACTTTGCCAGACATCCACGTTCCAGCAAGGTCTGCTATTGGTCCAATAAGGGCTGCTAACATTTCCACCTCTTCCGTGCTTGACGTAAGCGACTGTTGGGGTCTTTTGCTGCTTTAGGAAACTTCTTCATCTGTCCGGCTGACCTTGCACAGTAAGACTTGCGGCGTTTAGCTGCTTTGCTTCCCGGCTTGACCTTTCCGGTAACAGCAGTCTTCAGCTTACTTCCGGGATTTTTTCGACGATATGAAGCTACCCCGGCTTTAGTCATTCCCGCACCAGACTTAGTAGAACGGAAGTTTTTCTTGTTACGGGCTGGCATGTTGTCAGGTTTACGGGGCATCAGGCTTTAGCTACCTTTTTGGCTTTTGCACTCAAATCTTTAAAGTGAACTAGACGCTTGCTAGTTTTACCGTGTGTTTTTCCAGAATGTAACTGACCGTTAGGCATTTTGTGTGTGCCTCCTTTATATTCAGTTCCATCACGAAAATAATGTTTAACACCCTTCATGCTGATGTCCTCTTCTTTCTACGTTTACCAGATGCAGTTACAGACCACTTTACTGCTCGTGGTCCTGTCTTCTTAGCTGCTTCTTTTTTTGTTATACGCTTGGCGACTTTAGCGGGTCTACAGGCTGGATAGGGACGCTTCTTTTTCTCTGAGCCAGAGCGACCGCACTTCTTGCCAGTCTTTACATCTCGCCAGTCTTCCTTAAACCATTTAGTTAAGCCGCCCTGTGGTTTAGCCATTAGGCATACGTCCCGCCGCGTTTCTTATAAGTTTTAACTAGCCATGCATTTGCGTATGCGCTTGGATAGACTTTAAATTTCTTCTTAGCTTCTGCTTTAACTCGTGAGTACAGAGCTTTGTTTTTAGGTTTTGGACTTGCCATTGTATGTTTACCCCCGGCAAAGGTTGTTGCTTTTATCACGAAATAAATAAAGAGTCAAGGGGGCAAGTTGCCCTGCCCCCCCAATATTACTTAGGCAAACGGTGCGCCTGTTCCGGGATCACCCAGATCACACATCACTGCAACACAACGGATTTTACCGTCAAATGCAGCAGCAACACCAAGAATGTCGATGTTGTCTGCAGCAGTGTACAGCTTTGCAGTTTGACCAAATTCTTGTGCAACGGCAGAACCGCTAACATCAGTTACCCAAGTGTCAGCAGCAGCAGCATCACCCATGTCAATTGTAGGTGAGCCTGTAGATGCGGCCTGATACACTTCGATACCTGCCATCAAGACCAAAGTATTGTCTGGAATCTCGAAGACGTTAACGATGTCGCCAACAGCAAGATTAGTAGATGTAAAGTCGAGAACAACTTCAACAGTCTGCATCTTCTTACCAAGAGGGATACCAGCTACGGCACCAGTTACATTATAAGTAGCCATATTTCAAGTCTCCCTTATGCGAAGTCTACAACGCCGCGAACGATTGCTTCTTGGCGAAGTACTTTTTGCCCAAAAACATGTAGTCCACGAATAACGTCGGAGAACGATTCAGTTGAACGAACCACTTCTGTTTTCGCAATGTGCGAAGCAGTAGAGGTAGATGACATGTGACCTGCAAGAACAATGTTCTCTGAACCATCAGTTGCGAGGGTTGCAGATGCGTCTGTCAAAGTAACTTGGTCTGTGCCGCCTGTGCTGTTA